GTAAGTAAACTGAGGAATGTTACTATTAGAGAGTTGCATAGAAAGTCTATGTATTTTGCTAGGTTCATATGAGTTATTTACTCCTTTCAAAAAAAGGCGTAGCAGATTTCTCCACTACACCTTAATTATTACATCTTCATCCATAATACATTCACCTTTGCAATGTCCACATTCTTCAGTTTCATCTTCTTTATTGACTTCTTTACAATCATCACTACAGAAGAGTTCATGACTATCATACATATAGACATCTTTAATTTCTTTTCCACAAACAATACATGTATCCATTATTATTACCTCTTGAGTTAGTTATTAAACACACACATAAAAAGGCGTTTTTTTACTCCTATGATAAAAGACTTAAGAGATACTTACAAGTTTCTAAAACTCTGTCAATGATATACTTGCACATAAACCGGCAAAATCATTTCCCTTTGATAGAGGTATCTCAAAAGTCATACAAGGGAGTGTCTTAACTCAAGAGTGTCCCAATTAATTCTTTTGTTTTTCAATTTAAAGACCCAGCAATACAATCAACCATACATCTTCTAAGCGCTATCACCTGCTTATCTGGGTGTATTACTTGTTTGTATTGCTAAGTCTGATATAACGAATTATCATCAGCCTTGAAAAGAGTGTGAACGATATATCACAAAAAGGCGTCTTGGTGTCCCTCTGCTACGGGTATGGCGCAGCCATAGGGGTAGCGAGTGGACAATGGGTGGGTAAGTTATGCTGATCGTAGCACCGTTTATAAACATTGTTTTCTTTGTTAACGAATAACAAAGAAAGACACAACATCGAAATGTTGTGCCTAACTAGGTTAGAATGGTATATCGTCTACTTCATCATTGTCCTCCTCCAAGTCACTAAATGCTTTAGTTATAGTCTCGACTACCTTGGGGGTTGCTGACAGAGCAGTATCCATCATTTCATCGAAATGTTCCATTTGGTGTTTCTGAAACATAACAAGTGCTTTAAAGATAGCCTGAGTTAGTTCTTCTGGCGTCATAGTTACCTCCTGAGTTTGTTTTTAACGTAGTTACAAAGAAAGGTGTAACACCGAAGTGCTACACCTTACATCAGTTATGAGTTGGGATTTGATTTAACTTCATCCTTGACTGCTTTAACTACACCCTTAGCAGAGCGTACAGTTACACGGGCCACGGCCTTGAGTAAGCGACCGGTCTTCTTAAGAGTCTTGGATGTTTTAGTAGTGTCTATAGTTATAGTCATAGTGATCTCCTTGAGTTAGTTAACTTAGTATTACATACAAAGGCGTAACTCAATCGAAAGTTTCAACGTAATAGATAACCCAACCCCCGATTTGCATCGGGGTAGGTAACGTAAACTTCTCCCACGCACACTGTAAATAATTTTTTGGAACTTTCATTGCTCTCAAGTAGTTAATATTTAGTACTTTACACGAATTAACTTAAAGTGTTACATTAATATATGCCAAAAAAAGTAGTCTACGAAGTTTTCAATCCTGATACCGGGGAGTTTGAAGACAAGTTAGCAGACGAGGAAGAGATAAAGATGGCCTTCGATACGTATTATAAAGATTATGAGATATATGAGGCAGAGCGCAAGATAGTAGATTCAATAATTCAAATGCACATAAACGGTAAAATACACCCTAAGCTCAATATGATGGATTAATTCATGTATTTAAGTAATATATATATAAGTAATACATTACTAGGTAAGCTTCTTTATATAGACTTATGTACATACAATAGTAATATATATATAAGTAATACATTACTAAGTAAATACATATCCCCTGTTGAAAGTTCAAAAGTTCAAATATAGGGATTATGGATAGAATTAAACGTAAGATCGGTGGAGAAATGAAAGAATACGATGTATTCGATGGTAGAGAAGACCCGGTAGAACGTTTAAATCCAATTTATTGGCAAGAGGCAGCTAAAGGTAACTGGGCATATACTGATGATGGGTATGTAGCCCAGTGCCTTGAGCGTAAAACCTACACAGACGCCCATAAACGCACCAAGACGCTCGTAAAGCTTACATGTGGGATACAATGGGTGCAGACGAACTCAAAGCTCCTATATGAGCCAAATAAGGCCGCTGGCATATATTCTATGGTTAAGCCTAGGTCTTGGCAGGAAAGGGAAGCGAAAAGGCAGCGTACATCTAATGTGGTAACTGCATATGTGCAGCAATTGATGAATGGGCAGAAACCAGACTGGTCAATGCTGGGCAATATGTATAGACCAGACCAGAAAATACCGGAAGCAACTGTTAAAAGACTATTCAAACAAAAAGTGATAAAGAATATGGTAGAGGAAAAAATGAAAGAAGTCCTTGCATCCAGAGGGGTTAGCAAGGGATTCGTATTAGATACAATATTAAAAGCAATAGATATTGCTGAAAGTAAGCAGGATGTGTCCAATATGCTGCGTGCAGCAGAGAATTTTGTGGACATGCTGGAGATGAAGCCTTCAAGAAAGGTCACTACCGATACGTTACAGATCGATATGTCCAGTCAGATCATGGATAAGATTGAAACTGAGGAGAAGAAATTGATAGCATCTAGGAAAACAGAGGAGAAAACCAAAGATGAAAGTACCTTACCGTGAAGATGACCCTGTTAATCACCCTAAACACTATACTCAAGGCATTGAAGTCACAGACTTTATTGCATCATGGCAGATGGATTGGTTCAGGGGTAACATTATTAAGTACATCGTAAGGTGTCCATACAAGGGAAATACAGTGAATGACTTAAAAAAGGCTAGATGGTATATAGATGATCTAATAAATCGTTTAGAGAATGATGAAACTCCGCCCTCTGCCTGCTTCTAAAGATACAAAAGGATGGTATATAGATATCGCAAGGAAGAAATGTTGCAATTTTACCTCTGGAAAGTGCACCGGAGGGTTTTTTAAGGTGTTTGCATACGAAGTTGTTAATTGGGAAGACCCAGAATTTGCCAATAAGAACTGTGTTGCTCATAAGAAATGTAAATTTTTTGATAATTATGTTCTCCAAGTGCCCAAAGAAGGATAATAGAACCTGTGCGTTTGCAGGAAAGCAGGGAAGAAATCTACACTGTGGGTTTATTGCTGCTCCCTTTAGGGCTACTATGGTTGACAATCTACCTGATTGTCCGTTAGTAATGACGAAATATCAGATAGGTAAATATGTTAAAGGTAGAATTTGGAAAAATTAGACCAAATTAGAGAAAAACTTAAAGACGATATTATCCTTTTCGGTAAAATCTGCTTTCCAACGATGTTTTCAATTGACTCACCTCCTTTCCATCGTGAGATAGCAGATGTTCTTGCGAATAAAGATAATCGAAAGGTTAGTATCATTGCCCCACGTGGGCATGCCAAGTCTTCACTTGTAGCATGTGTCTTTCCACTATGGCATATATTCACTGATGTGGGGCAAAAATTTATCGTCCTCTCCTCAAAGACTGAAGGCCATGCTGTGCGTCTACTTCAGACGATCAAGAATGCTCTTGAATACAGCATGGAGCTTCGGTCTGTCTACGGATATTGGGGACAACACTCTGCAAGGCAGTGGACAAGGACTGAAATTGTATTAAAAGACGATACAATGATTATGTGTCGGGGTACAGGGCAGCAGGTAGTTGGATTAAAGCATGGAAATCAGCGTCCTACGCTGGTAGTGCTGGATGATCCTGAGGATATGAACAATACTAAGACCTCAGAAGCCATGGAATTTAATTTAAGATGGCTTTTACAGGCTTTGATACCGGGGCTCGATGCTAAAAAAGGAAGGATTGCGGTTATTGGAACTCCGCAGCACCAGCGCTGCATGGTAGAAATGCTTCAGCAGATGTATGATTGGAATGCGTTAAGGTATAAAGCTCTCCAAGATGACAATACTGCTCTCTGGCCTGAGATGTGGCCTGCAGATAAGCTGAAAGCAGAGAAAGAATCCCTAGATTCCATAGGAAGGGTGTCTTCTTTCTATCGTGAGTACCAATGTGAGATCATTGGGGATGAGGATCAGCTGTTTAAGGAGAAATACCTGCAATATTATGACGGAGACCTAAAATTTATAGATGGTGATGCTTATATGGAGCTAGGATCGGGAAGCTGGATACCGGTAAATGTATTTATGGGCGTTGATCCAGCATCGTCAGTAAGAAAACATGCCGACTACTCTACAATTGTAGCAGTGGCAGTTGATTCTAAGAACAATAAGTACATTCTTCCCTATTATCAGAACCGAGCTACCCCTATGAAACTGGCAGATGATATTATTTCTTACTTTAAAAAGTACAAACCGGTGAAAACTCGTATTGAATCTATAGGATATCAGGAAATGCTTAGAGATTACTTAAGAGTTAAGGCAGATGAAGAAGGATTATTCATTCCCGGTTTGGAAATAAAAGAAACTCCAAGGACTTCCAAGTCATCAAGGCTTGAGACTATGCAGCCTTGGTTTGCACAGAGCAAAATTTACTTAAAAAAAGATATGGACGCTTTAAAAGATGAGCTATTGATGTTTCCAAGAGGTAAGCATGATGACTTATTAGACGGTTTATACTATGCTACCAAAGGTAATTATATACCAAATCATGGCGTTGAACAAGAAAAACCACGTCACTCTCAAAAATCTTATAGAAAAAAAGCACATGATTGGCTAACATCATGAAACTTTTCTTTAACTGAAGCGTCTAATATGCAGTTATTGTTAACTTTAACTTCAAGGGAAAATGGCTGAGAAAAACCCAGAAGTTCAGATTTCTGAAGAACTTCTAAGAGATTATGCTTCTGTTCGCTCTAAATGGGCGAGACAAGCAATAGAAGACAACGAATTCCGTAATGGAATGCAATGGACAAAAGATCAGGTCGACACGCTTACACGCAGAGCACAGGAGCCTTTAGTAGTAAATGTCATATATCCTGCCGTTGAACAGGCAAAGGCTCTCCTTACGGCAAATGCTCCTCGTTTCCAGTCTACTGGACGTGAGAATAGCGATGTTCGTACCGGTACTATCTTTTCTGATCTAATGTCATGGGTATGGGACAATTCCGCAGGTAATACTGAATTGAAGGAAGCAATTGATGATTATTATGTTAAGGGTATCGGATGCATGATGGTTTATCATGATCCGAATGCAGATTATGGTAAAGGGGAGCTTTTCATCAAGGCCATTGATCCCTTGAATGTATATATAGACCCTTCCAGCACAGATGCATATATGAAAGACGCATCTAATATTATTATTTCCAAACTCCATTCAGAATCACAGCTTATTGCTATGTATCCAGAGCTGGAAGCAGTTATTAAAGAATCAAACGAATCTAAGATT